TCTGGAGATGCCAATGTCAGATTGGGTCGAAGTTCCTGCATGTGTGCGAACAACGTGCTCGATGAGATCAACCGTATCTATAGGCAGGTTATAGGTTGCTTGCGCTGCGATCAAAAGCACTGAGCCCGAGTCAATCGTCCAGAGGTTAATGCCGCGGTTTGCCCACTCAGCAAACATGAGGTTCAAACTGCGACGGGCCGTCCGAAATTCATAACCAGTTCTCAACTCCGCGCCCGCCCGCTCAAACGCCTCTTCGATCAGTTCGTTGAGGTTGAGGTTAAACACCGGAGGGGATGCGGAGGTAGTCATTCTTAAATCCTAAATTTTGCCGTCTTCTTGGCAATCTTTTTGGGCTGCGCTACGAACTGTTTGCCAGCAGCTTTACCCGCACGTTTTGCCTTGGTCGTAGCGGCGTACTCAGCGGAGGACAACGACTTAATGGCGTTTTCCGGCAGATACCGTTCCCCCGTTTTGGAAGATGGCTTGCCAGATTTAGTGCGCCACTTCTGGTCTCCCCACGCCTTCAAAGACTGCTGCGGTGCTTTCATCAGTCTGTGTACCCGCCACCGGCATCTTTATACTTCTTGGCAACTAACTGCGCTTTACGGGCTGACCACTGTCCTGCTTTAGTTCCATGCGTTGCAGCGGCTTTGACCTGAGACACGATCTTTTTACGCAGTCCCGGCTTGGTGTAGTTGCCGGCGGCGTTAACCTTACCGCCTTTTTTGAATCTATAATTCAAATTCATCCCGCCGCCGGTAATTCCGCCTTGGTCAATGTCCCCAGACCCTTCGGGGGTAGTATATTTTCCTTTAGCAAGAAAACCTTCTAAATACGGGGTCAAACTAAGATTTTCAGAAAGGGGTATATCGTAAGACGCGCTGCCCCCTGCGGAAGTTAAATCCAAACTTTTACGTTTAGATCTACCTCCACCTGCATTAATTTTTAATCTTGATTCGCCGCCTTTATCAAACTTCTTCACGCGACCGCCAGCCTTGTACAACTTCACAGGCTCATTACCGTCGCGCTTTTTAATCGCTCGGATCTTAGCTTTGCTGACTGCTCCCATGCCGCGTGAGAATCTCATACAAATCGACCTCGGGTCTTGCCTCTAACTTCAATCCCACCGCCCCGACAGAACTTCTTAACCCTGCCGCCTTTTTTCATTTGCGGCATGGGCTGCTCTTGTTGCATGGGTTGCTGCTGTTGGCCAACCCCCCCAATCCCCGTCCCAGTGTCCGGGGTAGCTTGGAAGATAGAAGTTCTTTCGGGGGGCATGGAGCCACGAGCTTGAGTGAAAGCGTACTGCGGCCCGGAGGACGCCATTCCACCTTCATCGAACCGCTTAGTCCGTTTTTTCATTACTTACCGCCTCGGGGAAGTTTGGTCTTGCCGCGAACGGCGCAGCCGTCGATGGAACCGCCGTTGGCAAACTTCATCACTTTGCCACCGCCGCGCTTCATGCCTTTGGCTTCCCCCATCTCATGTTTAATCATGGATTTCGGAGCGCCCTTGCTTCGCATGAACTTCAATTCGTTATTCACCATTTTCTTGGATTCGCCAACCTTACCACCGCGCTTCATGCCCACAGGAACAGCTTTCCCATTTACATATTTATATGTAGTTGGCGCGGAAGTAGTTGGGGCCGGCCCTTTGTATCCCGGCAGAATGCCCATGTCGGGCCTACCCGGCGTAACGGATCGGGCTCTAGCATCGGCGGCGGCTTTGGCAGCGGCGGCGTCGGAGATTTTTTTGACAGCGGCGGCTTTAGCGGCGGCGGCTTTAGGATCGTAAATCGGCGTCGGCGTCTTTGGCATTGGTGACATATACTGCGGTCTTCCAGACATTCCACCGTCAGCCATCCGTTTTACGTTGCCGCCAGCAGCGTACTTAGCTTTGGGGGCTTTTGGCGTGGTCTTCCGCATGATTTCTTCTTTGGTAAGACCGTCTTTCATCTCTTTGTCGGTAAAAGTGCCGCCTTTACGAGACTTCAAAAACGGGTCTTCACCAACATCGTAGTTGGAAAACACATCACCAGAAGAAAAAGAGCGTTTGTCGGTTTTTCCACCAGCCGCGTATTTTTTCGTTTTCATCGATTTCCCTGCTTCACTCATGGCAATAGCCATTGCCTGTTTACGATTAGTAACCTTTTGCCCACTGCTGGACTTCAACGAACCGCTCTTAAACTCGCCCATGACCTTGCCAACTTTGCCGCCTTCCGTGTAGCCACCCATATCAAACCGTTTTACTTTGCCATCCTTTGCATATTTATCCATGTTTTTCGGGCGATTTTTTTCAGCGCGATCTTTTGCCAAAACTGCTGGCGGCATAGTTTTTTCAGTATCAGAGAATGGAATCAAAGTCCGTGTATTTTTAGGATCATCATATCGTTCAGCTTTATTTGAATCCCGATAAGTATCATAAGTTTTCCCGTCTTTTAACTGGGCCATACCTGTGTACTTTTGATTATCGTATTTTGAATTGCCCACGATATACTCCTAACAATTCCATGCCCGAAGGCTTTTGTTGATCCTGCTATTAGGGTCGCTGGCGGTTTTCTTACTCGTCAGCTTCTTTTTCATCCCAGACATCCGGGCACAGAATGAATCCCTACGCGAGCCACCTTCGGGTTGGGGGGCCTTCAACCCCGGCTTACCGGGGTTAGCTTTGTTGTAGGAGGCACGGCCCTTGGCGTTCAAACCGCCTTTAGGGTTCTTACCTTCTTTGCGAGTCCATGCTGGTGACTTAGCCATGAAAAATGGTACATCCACCAATTTGGGTCAACGTGACGTACATATTGGTATCGCACAAAATCCCTTCGCCGGGGATAGCGACATAGAACGAGTTGACGTTGGTGTTCGACGGTACGTCGATTTCGCACACAATATCGCCCGTAGCTCCGTTGTTACGGATCTTGACGCTACCCGTTTGACTCACAATACCCACCACCACAACGCCTTTTAAACGCGACCGCGCAGTAACCACCACACTCGTAGTAGCCGTAGTAGTCGTGTGGAAATGGACGGATTTTACGTCTGATTGAACAGCCATATTGGCTTGCTCCTAATTAGGCCGTGAACGCGCCGTTGTCAGACACGATGTACTGAATATAGCCAGAAACCGTGCTCGCGCTGCCAGCCGTACCCGTGCCCGTACCGCCCGTGATGTACACAAGCTCGGACGAAGAAGCGACTGCGCCCATAGAAGTACCAGTAGAAGCAGAAGCCCAGTTAAGCACCAGCTTGGCAGTGGCAGCAGACTGGTTGACGATAAGGCCGCTATTGGTCGCGGTGCCCGAAGTGTTCCCCGTGAAACCAATGTTGAACGTTGGGGAGGTGCCGCCGGTCGTAGTCGCGTTGGCAAAAATCGCCAGAACAATAGCGTTCTGAGGCAGAATAACCCGCGCAGTGTTGGTCGAAGATTTTTGAACGGCGGTGCCGGCAGCGGAAATCGGGCTGAAATAGAACGCCGCAGACATGATCATCTGACCGGCATACGCGGTCTTGGTCTGGTCGCCGCCGCTTGA